GGCGAATCAAAAGCCCAGACTACTGATCAAAGTGGTGGTGCCGATTGGACTCGAACCAATGTAGACCGTTAGGTCGGGAGATTTACAGTCTCCTGCAATTGCCGCTATGCGACGACACCAAAAATGGTGCGGTAGACAGGGCTCGAACCTGCGACATCAAGCTTGGAAGGATTGCGCTCTACCAACTGAGCTACTACCGCAAAAAACTTATTTCTTATTTACAAAATCTTGCGGCTTTTTAGCAAATTTCTTTGCCAATGTCGTAACACCTTGTAAAATTTCTGGACTGACTACGCCTACTACACCATAACTTATTGCTTTTGTCAAGCTACTAACTTCAACTTGTTCAAGAATAAACCACGCAATGGTTGAACATATTGCCGCAGCAATTATTCGCTTGGCATGTTCAACATGACTTCTTTCTACACCATCTAAAAGACTGCGTGCTAACATTCCTAATGCGCCAACAGCGGCGACAATCCAGCCGCCAGTCATGAATTCTCTAAGCAAGTTTTTCTCGTCCATACAATATTATGTTGTAGGTATAAATATTTACAACAATATAAAAACTATCATACATTCGCATATATACGATCCGTATATATCCCATTCCAAACCACGCGGAGGTTGTATGATCTATTGGAACACTAAAAGAATGGTGTTCAACGAGATTGATTACTCGTCTTATTACACCACTCTTCTATTTTTATAAGAACAATATATTCACTTCGTGCTCACAACAAGTTATCCCTAACACTATCCTAACCTTAACTTGTTGATTTGCTTCCCACAAAACGGTCCTCTCTATTATGAGTCCGGTGGCTATTTTAACGCTTATAGGTGCGCTTTTACCTATCTAAACCTAACAAAATTTAAAGAACGACGCCAACTATGTACTTTTTTTATGTAATGTCAAATACTTTTTTCAAACTGCCCAAACAAAAACCCCACCTCTTTTTGGAAGGTGGGGCTTTAAGGTTGGAAAATTTAATTTTTCTCCTTAAGCCACACCCTCCTTCGTATCGCCTTCAAAGGCTCCGAATGTAGGTTGCGCAATAAAGCAGCGACCCCAATTGGAGGTTGTATTGATATACGATTTGTGTGATGTGCTATTCATTTCTTACTATAAATATGACTATGGATGAAAAATAATCAAAAGTCAATGACTTTTTTTGACTATCTTCTATGCCCCCAACTTGGACGGCGGTGAAAAGGAATATGGTTACGATAATGAACACGACCCCAGCGATCACGATAACCGTGATATGAGTATATCCATAGATCAGGTCCAACCCATATTCTTTCTTCGATTACAATGGGACGATCAACAACAACCACTTCTGTTTGAGGTTGTGCTGCACGAGGTGGTTCTGCATTTACTACCACAACTTCCTTTTGTTGTTTTTCTACTCTGGTATCATTTGCGTCTGCTACTGCTCCCGCTGCCAGTCCTGCACCAGCGCCAATTAGTGCACCTTGTGCAACATTTCCGTTATATGCTCCAATGATGGCACCAGCCATTCCACCAAGCAAAGCACCAGTATCAGCTTTGCGACCAAACACATCTCCTTGTGAATTGGCACAAGAAGTTAGCATTAGTATTGCTGTTATAGATACTATTAGTTTCTTCATATGTTATCTCCTTTTATATAATTATTTGTTATAATAAGTTTATTTAGAATTTGCTCTAAAAACTCCGTCCCAACTTGAGTCAAGATTGCTATCACGAAGTTCCATAATTCTTTCAATCATCATTTCGTAATATTTCTTAAGTTCTTTGTTATACTTCATTAATTCGTTGGCGTGTTTAATTGCACTGTCCCATTTCTGCGTTCTATAGTCGTGTAGGAATGCTTGATGGGATGCCAATACATTAAGTTTATCGGCGGCACCAAGTTCATGCTCAAGTATTGTGTATATTCTTACACCTTCTTTCTTTCCTTTGACGGCGATGATATCCAGTTCAAAACATTGATAGTCATCTTTTACATGCTCATATGTTCTTGGACCAATTACTATTCTTACGCCATATGGTTTGCTTTGACCTTCTAGGCGTGAAGCGAGGTTAACATGGTCACCAAGGCAAGTATAGTCGAAACGCTGAGTAGAACCCATATTCCCAACGACAACAGCCCCAGTATTAATTCCCAATCCCATTCCAAACGCTGGAACTCCTTCTTTAGATATTTCTTCATTGAATGCATCCAACCTCTTTAGCATTTGTAATGCCGTTTTTACTGCATTCTTTGCGTGGTTTGGATCGTCGAGTGGAGCATTCCAAAATGCCATTTGAGCATCTCCGATATATTTGTCCAGTGTACCATCATTATCCAAGATTGCTTGTGTCATTGCGGTCATATATCTGTTCATGATCATTGTAAGACCCTGAACATTCTTACCATAGTGCTCTGATATACTTGTAAATCCGCGCACATCTGTGAACATAATAGACAGTTCTCTTTCGTCGCCGCCAAGTTTAAGTAGACCGGGATTTTGTTGAAGTTTATTGACTAGTGCAGGAGAAAGGTATGTTCCAAATTGCTTTTTGATTTGCTGCTTGAGTTTAAACTCCATTACAAATCTCATGAATATGGCACCAACCCACGGTAAAAACAACCCAAGTGTCGGCCAAGTATAATCAATCAAATATCCTTTGGTGTTGAACAAATAAAACCCGATGGCATATGGAGCCGTTAGAAGTAATGCTACAATAACTCCATTATAAACATAGCCAAAATATGCTGCAACGGATATAAGAATTAGTCCAAATAGTGCTCCGCCTACTAATTCATACAAATCAAACTCAGCTTTTCTTTCTAGTCTGTTTCCATCAACAAGCATTTGCAGTGTTTGCATACTAACCTCATGCCCATATGCTGTTCCCACAGGTGTTGCTACTGTGTTTGCCAATCCTTCCGCTGTTAGAGCAATTACGGCGATCTTTCCTTTTACTTTGCTCCAATCATTGTCGGTGTATGATATACTATCAAACTTATACTTGAAGTTTATCCATACTCGTCCATTACTATCTGTATTGATTGGTGTGGACCCTTTAACTCTTACCGCTTGTACACCCGCTTCATTTATCTTTGCTTGATAACTTTGTTCGCCGCCAAACACACGAAGTATTTCAAGCGGCATTGTTGGGTATGTTTCATTCTTTACTTGAACAACAAGCGGTAATCTACGAACAACGCCATCAAGTTCTGGTGCTGTAAGTAACATTCCTACACCAGCACTGTTTTCACCTATTTCTTTTACAGGCCCAATAGCATTTGGGTAATCATATAACCATCCATCCGCACTGCCACCGATTGTTGCCAATCCTCTTGGTACAGGTACACCTTTGCCTTTTACTGACGCAGATTGCGCGGTGATTACTGGCGCCTTTCCTAATATATCAACAAACGCAGGATCTCCACCCATTCTATCCTTTTCAGCAAATATCACAGGCAGCACAACTGTGGCTGCTTCATTTTCAAATGCTTTCTTTATTCCTTCAGCAAGTTCATTTCTTGGCCACGGCCATTGTCCTTTGCTATCAAGGCTCTTTTCATCTATCTCAACAATGACGACATTCTCACTCTTTACCTTATCTTGTTTTAGTTGATAATAATCAAGACCCTTCAAGCGAAATACTTCTATTGGATATGGATCCTTTATTCGTAAGACAACAAGTACTGTTAGTATTAGCAACCCAACTCCAAAGATTTTCAATATATGTTTTTTCATTTTTGTATGATGTTTACTTTCAGTTTGCTTCCAAAATTAAGAGGATAATCTTTAGTACCGTCTTTATCTGTGATCTTGAATGATGCATTGGTATCCGCTTTGAGAGTATAGTATATTACATTATTTCCATTGGATATATATAGTATGGCTCGGACTCCATCAGTAGTAAATCCGTTATTTACTGTTGCTGTTGGAACTACTATTTCTGGCACAGACGCGGTAGCCGTGGTTGGTGGCTTGTTATCTAAAGTATCCATTATCTTAGCTCCTACAGTTGCATCAATCTTGTTTATATCCAGCACCGCTTGTTTATCTTCTTCTTTTGGCGGTTCTTGGGGTTGTGTAGCTGCGGTTGCCTCTGCTTGCGCAACAGATGTTTGACTTGATTTCGACTCTGTCTTCGTTTTTTTGCTTCCACCGTCATCTTCTGTTTTTGAAGATTGGATAGGTGCTTTTTTTGCCTCCTTAGCTGATTCAGTAACATTCTTTGGAGTATCTATCAAAAGCATGTTGTTTACTTTCGTTTCGTCTTCAAAATTAAGCAACACTGGTGAAGATGGCACGACTGCCAAAGATGAAACCATTGTTGCTTGATATGCTTTTGTAAGCACGACTGTTCCCAACCCATTACTTACAGTGATCGACCCCACTACAGGAGGTCCGTATTGTGGCAACGATGGAAGTAAAATAACCAAACTTCTACCAAGCTCATCCACCGTCATTGCAAAATCTGTTCCACGAACTGATATTGATGCGGTTGGAGTTTTTACCTTCACTTCTTCTTTGCTGTTCTTGGCAATCAACCCAGATGCATATCTCACTGTGCCCATACTTGCTTTCAATCCAAGTTTTCCTTTTCCACTACTTGGATCATATACAAACTCGTCTATAACAAGCTTACTAAATTCTGTGCATTGAACACGAGTACCGTCCTCGAATGTTATACCCACTCTCGCTTTCAAGGTTTCTATAGTATCGTTCATTTCCACGCCCACATCAACCTTGCCTTCTATTTTAGCGCTGGTCCTACTGACTTGCGTAGGACCAGTCACCTCTGTTAGTTTTCCTATAAAACCATACAGATTCGAACACAATAAAAACAACAGTATAACATTTTTAACCATGTTATGGATTACCCATTACTGTTGTTCCACTTGCTGGCCCTTGTGGGGCGAGCATATTGTTATTATTGATTGTGAATGATGGAGCCGCCGTTGCTGTCTGTGAAACACGAACAATGTTGTTGCTTCCGGTTAAGCTATATTGAAAATATTGCTGAACCGTGCCTTGTTGGTATATCATTACATCGTTTCCTCCACCAAGTATTGTTATATCTTGGTAGTGTCCTGATTGGCGAGTTCCTGTTCCAGCGCTTCCAATTTGAGTTGTTTTGACAACATTGGTATTACCAGTAACATCATATTTCAGATAGTTGTTTAGACCGTTGGTTGTTGCATATGCAAACAAGTTGTTGTTTCCTTCAAACTTTATCTGCATATCGGAATTTGACAAAGTGGCTTTATCGCTTGCTGTATTTTCTCCTCCATCGCGATAAAGTGTGGTGTCATTACTGATCCACAACTTGTTTCCACTTCCGTCAAATCTGAAGTTCATGTTATTGTTTGCACCATTGAAATATAATCTTTGTTCATTATTGTTTCCTGCAAACGCAGACAATAACTTGAGATTATTTGCTCCAATGATACTAAAGTCAGTGCTGTTTCCATTTCCAATTTGTCTGAATTCAACGAAGATATTATCTCCTGTCAGATTACTTGGTAATGCAAACGAACCAACTCTGTTTGATCCTCCACTTTGTATGAAGGTTATATCGCCACCAGTTGTTATTTGGTTGATATATATTTGATTACCCAGCGCATTTCCTGCGACTGGAACTAATGCACCCGGTGTTTGTCCCAATGTTGGGATTAGACCAAAGGCCAGTGAAAAAAACATAACCTTTAGTGCTTTTATTGTCTTCATGATGTTTTGCTTTCCCGTTTGAATTTCCAGAGGTTTATTTTTTCACCTTGATAGATGATGTCTATCACGGCTTTTTCTATTGCGCTACGAACCGCAATTGTGTTTGGTTCATTCGCTGTTAGACCCAATTCAGATTCTACTGGTAACACACCGTGTTCATAGAATTTGAATAAGTTGCCATTTACGGCTACACTGGAAATTGTTTTTGTCACTGCTGTGCTCAACAGTATTTCTCCTGTTTGAACGCTCACCAATCTCAATGATACGGTCACAACATCTTTACGATATTGTGTTGTACCAGATATACCAAGCACACTTGCTCCCGCACCTCCTGTGAGAATATTGCTGTCATATCCTATAATACCACCCTCCGCTAATATGCCCGCAAATAACATCGGCATGAGTTTCTCGGAGTTTTTTCCCTGAAATGTTTCTCGTGTTTGTGATATAAGCTGTCTTTCCTTGATTACATTATCAAGACTTGCCCTTTCAAGAACTTGAAACCAAGTTCCTTTTCCTGCCATTCTTAAAGCATCAATCAACCAACTTTCTGCACCCTGTGTGACTGCTGAAGAAAATGAAGCATAATTATCTGCGGTTTTTCTTGCGCCAGTTTTATCAGCAAAACCATATACACCTATTGCTATTCTTGGGCCATCAATTTCCGGCAAGCCAGTAAGCTCATTCTCCATAGGAGCACTCTGGCTTTTGGGCGAATCGATGATATTAGGCTTTTTTGGTAAAGATCCGCAGCCGCTCAAGAGTAACAATGATAAAAGAAATACAGCATACTTTTTCATCCGTTTGGTGGTGGAGTAAGAGAACCGACTGGAACGGTTATTTGAGTTGTACTTCCATTTGCTGGATCCGATATAAAAAGAGTGGCAAAATCCCCATTTCTTTGCCAAGTTACTGTTGCGCCGCCTTGAAGGTTTATAATACCAAAAGTTTGGCCGCTAGAATTGAATATTTGGTCAGTAACTTGTGAAGCCAATTGGCTGTATATTCTAGCCTGCAAATTGTTTATAAACGTGTTTAATGGGGTGTTTTGAGCCTGTAATTTGGCTTGTTCTGCTTCACTTTTGGTGGTATCTTTTATAGACTGCTTGCGGGTTCTTGCTAGGTTTTCTACAGTAAGAGATACACTAGAAAATCCCGCCCCATTGAATGTAGAAGACTTAAAACTATGAACTATATCGCTTGCGAATAAATTACTAAGTAATAAAACCGATACAATAGTGCATCTTATTGGCGATATATTATATATTTTCATACAATATAGATATAATATATACCGTCTAAATTGTAAAAAACTTTATATATACGGCTATTCTTTGTATTTCTCCAAGTAACGATTGCTGATAGTCTTGAAAGATATACGACCTTTTAATACTTCACTATATGTTTCAACAAGTGGACGCCAAACAATACCTTCAGCGGGAGTACCGTTGTTATAGTTCAGTTCATTGGCAACTTCAAGCATTCTTGCTACGGTTGTTGTACCGCCAGTACCAAAATCATAATTGTTGGCAACGGTTGGTACAACTTTTAGATTATGTTTGGCGGCAAAATTAGTAAGTTCATTATAACTCAAGTATTTGCCACTATCAATATCGTATAGATTGAAAAGATAT